TTTCTCGGGGTCACATAAACGTATGGCATGTCACCTCCCAAAAAATAGAGGGCGAGGTAGCTAATCCTTTCGGAACCAGCCATGTCACGAAGGACATGGGAGTCTACCTCTGTTATACACTATGTAATTTCTGCGAGGTTACTTAGGGAAGAAGATCATGAAGAAGCTTAGATGCTATTAGACTTTCTTCTTCGTTGCCAACTAATATAAGTAGACGAAGAGCCTTGATGATCGTATCCTTTTGTTCAGCATCGAGTACATCGGTTGTTGTGGCCGTTCTAAATACGATCCACATTTTAGATCCTTCCCGAGAGTCGTTCAAAATGAAGATCGTTGACGTGCGGGAGATCTCCGAGGATATGCCTTGTCATGGTTTTACCATCGACACCAAGAGCTCGAGCCGCGTCTCCTTGTGTCCGGAAAATATCACCAGTCTCCAAACATTTAACTAGATATCCGGGATGGCCTCGTCCTTCTCTTTCGATAACAGTGACGACGTTCTGTTTAGAAAAAAAAGCGAAAGGACGTATGTTAACTTCGGAAGCGGCAAAGCCTGCGACCGTACGTCCTCTCACTATATAACAGGTAATTCCTGCGACTACAACAACCGACCCTGTGATGTACCTTTCTCTATTTCTCGAAATATGCGCCTTAACTTGGTCGATCATGATAATCCTTTCTATAGAGTATAATCCTTTGATAAGGGCCTGCGGAGCGTTGATAAGCGGCGCGGTTTTTTCGGGGCGCCAACCCGCGAGTAGAACTGTGCACGCTCTACTACCAGTATAGCTTATTTCACGCCACGTCCTCCCGTACAGGAGTAGACGGTTTGTGCCACAGAGTGTACGCCCCGTGGTTTTGTCGCCTCACAATGACACAGGCCCTTACCGAAGGATTACACAAAAGAAAAAGAGAAGTCTGGTATAGGCTTGGGTCAGTACAATCACTAGCCCAAGCTGGTGCCTTACAATCAAGACTCCGACTCCTCTCATTATATCCCATGTAATTCTCGCGAATAGAAACAAAAAGAGAAAGTCCGGGGAGGACTCTCTCTTAACCAACTAGGCAACCTTGCGAGAGAACTTCCGCTTCATGCCCTTGTAGGCCTTGGTCGTGACGTACACGCCACCAATGATGGCAGCATACACGACGACCTCGGTCGCAACGGACTGAACGGTCGGGTTCTTAAACACAATTTCTCCTTATTGTAGGTTTCATTATACGCCGTGTTTTTTGTGCGAGAAAAATATGAGAAGGAGGCAGCCGTAAGATTCCCCTCTCTTAGGCGCCACCCTTCTCATTATACGCGATGTAATATCTGCGATTTGGAGCGAAATTTCCCCCCGGGGATTTTTCAGATTTGCGAAAAAAATATGAAAGGCCGCGTTTGCGGCCCTCCATACTGACTCTCTTGGTCACTTGTTATCTTGGGCGCATGATGAAGCCCAACGCCTTCGACGAGATCACGTTCACATGCTCATGCTTGAGAATCAAGATGATCCCAACGAGATTCGCGCCAACAGTGAGCATCGTATCCTTACTCACAGACGCTGGCTTTTCTTTGTCCAGCATCTTGTGTAGTCTCTCAGCGAGACTCAATGTCTTCGCGTACTCTTCATCGGTGACCCTCTCGGCCTTCAACTGAATGAGCGTGCGATCGAGTTCTACTTCGATTAAGCGTTGATTATTCGATTGCTCCCTAGAATTGAACATAGTCCTCCTAAGTAGAGTTCATTATAGTGAATGTTTCACCTGCGATTTGAACTCTCCTCCAAAGGTTTGACTTTAAAGATCAATTCGTTCTTGAATTCCATCATTTCTGGGTCTTCGTGGAGTTCGAGAGAATATATGATCTTATCGTCATCTTTTATTATCAATAGATCTCCGTCATAACCCGATCGATCAACTAACCATTTTCTTAGAATGAAACCTATGAATACTCCGAAATAAAATACTCCTATGACGATTATGATTTCCACCGCGGTTGTCATTTATCAACCAATCATGGTCACGGTAGGATATGCCTTTTCTCCAGCAGCATCCTGAGACCGAATATACTCGGTGATTCTAGCCGACTGAACCACTCCAGTATTTCCTTCCACCTCAATAACATCTCCGAGGTTGTAGTGAATGCCGTACTGGAACTGGTTATCAGGCACAATCTCTCCATCCACGGACTTGATGAAGTGATTGTTAGTGAGCTCATCAAGGGCTCGGCTATTCAAGATGTTTACGAGGCTTTGAGAGTTTCCTGCGACCATGTCGGTTGTGATGTCGTCGGCAAAGATCATCATGGCGCGTAGATCGAACCCTGTATACTGCGGCCCCGACAAACTGGCCACACCAGGCGTGGTTATCAGAGGTTTGATGTCTGAGTTGTCAGGAGCAAATGAATATACAAGAGTTTTCATCTCCTTGATGGATTGAAGCTCCTTAATATCTGTAAAAGAATCCATCTGGGGAGAGAAGCGAACGACAGGATTCTCTGATTGTCCACTGGTACGATCGACGCCCTTGTAACTACGAAATCCGAGAGTAAACGCGATATCACTGACTGAATCCAGCGTGATTTGCATCCCGATCTCGTATGTGGAAGCGATCTCCTTCAAAGCCTTGTAGACCGGTCCGTATGGCACACCAACCTTGACGACAGGGCCTGATTGATCATACGCCCTGAGACCCAATCCTGGAATAACCAGTGCCTGAGGATTGGCGATACCCGTAGGATTGGTTCCGTTCAAATATGGACTGCCCTGACAGCACATGTAGTAGACAATAGCCCAAAGAGTCCAACCCGCAGTCCCACTTTCGAGATACCAGTACTTATCTTCGTGTAGAGCTGACGTCCGAACGAATCTGTTGTCCAGCCATGGTAGGATGGAAATCCCGGTGACCTTCAACTTGCCTTTCTCGATGTTGAACGTCTCAAGGATCATGATCTCATCGGACGAATCGAGACCTACAAAAGTTCCTGGGGCCAGCTTCTGGAACATCTCTATCGTTGCCGGAACCACCAACTCAATCGCACTATCGCCGTAATATCTCTCAGTCCATATGATTGAGTCATATCCATCGATGATATTTTGCTTGAGGAAGCTGCGATCCAGCGTATACGGTTCCATTAGAGCCCTCCGAAGCGCTCAAAATATGTGAGCTCCCAATCCTGTGCTCCCTGATCCGTAATGACAAGAAATTCGTTCTCGCCAGGCTGAAGTGTCGGCCACGCTGATCCTTCTTGAATACTCACCTTGGAGAGAAGGTTCGTGATGACACCGCTGCCGATCCCAACGTTCTGAACGAACTTCCGCATGGGAATAGAGCTCAGTTCGAAGTACATTGAGGGATCTACCGTAGCATCTACGCCAAACGACGTGATCGACGGATCTCCAAGCTGAACGACGATTGCCGTAGGATTTGGGGCAGTAACCGCGGTGACTTTGACGTTGATACCTGCTTCGATCGTTCCCCCATAATCGACGACGACAACGTCTCCTCCCGGTCGAACGGTTTGGCCTGTAATGACGGTTGCCTCGAGAGCGGTGAAATATGGATCTGGACAGATGATTGAGACTTGAAGCTCTGGATCTTTGCTAAACATGTTGACGATAACGCCCTCGACAATTCCTGAGATTTCCACGGGAATCATGTCGTCGCTATAAAAGACAAGCTTCGTGGGGCGCTTCGGCATGAAATATGCATAGATAAGTCTTCGAAGACTCTCATACGTCCAGTTGTCGTAATCTGGATTCGGATGCAGTGTAAGGACGATGTTCCGGTTTGTCAGACTGCTACCTACGTAGGATGCTCCATCAACAGAACCATAGGGCGATGTGTTAACAGACGCCTTGACTGGATCTAATCCACTAATATTTCGAACCTGGATCAAGTCTGTCTCGGCTCTGCTACCGTTTAGGGGCATCACAGGCGCTGAACGCCATGAACTGAATGCTTTGACTTCTGTTAGCACGGCTTTCAGACCTTTCTGGCCCCCCGAAGGGGGCCGTAGCAGGTTAAGTAAGAGCGAGTGCAGACTTGAGTTGTGACAACTGGTTCTTTGTCTGTCTGTAGATCTCGATTTCCGTCAAGGCCTCCGGCGAATAGTTGTTCTGCTCGAACTTCACCGTTGGTCCAAGAGCGCTTGACGGTTCTTCCTCAGTCTGGGCCGCAGCGGCCTGCTCCGCAGAGATCATTGATGCCTGTCCGTATGAGGTGGCTGCGGTAATTGGTGTCACCTTGGTAAGGGCGCCCAATTCACCAGCTTGAGCTCGAACCAGCGTAAGATCTAGTACGGGCGTGATGACCGGATTGGGATTCAATTCGCTCGTCACAACGTCCGAGATCTTACTCATAGAACTCTTCATTGCATCCATCGCGGCCGTAGCTGCGACATCTGCTGCATCGGCCACTATGTGTGCTGACTTAGTGATTCCCTGAGCAAGACCCTCCACAACATACACGCCGATTTCCGCCATCACCTGAGACGGAGACTTGATCTTCAGTCTTGCCCTGAAAGCACGGTTGATTTCATCGGCCATGGCTTCCACTTGGGCTCTAAGCTCATCCATCTGAGACTTCAACCCATTGACAAGACCCTGAGCAGCCAGAACACCGGCGTCCTTCAGGTTATGTCCTGCCTGATTACCGAGTTTCTTAGCTTCAGCTGTAAGCTGCGTATCAAGCTTGTTAAGACCCTGAACCGCAGTCTTGCCGCCAGAAAGCAATGCCGTAGCAAACTCCTGGTCGGCAGTACCCTCTTCGAGAAGCTTCTGATACGTCGCATCATCCAAACCAAGCTTTCTCAGTTGCTCAAGCGTGGTCTTGTATGCTCCGACAGCAGCAGTCTGGTCCTTGAGAGCCTGCAAATATGCGGCCAATTGCTCCTGCCCAGTACCCTCACCTTCAGTAAGAGAAGGCAAGGTAGAATACTGGTCAACGTAACCCTTGATTGTGGAAGCTCTCTCTTCCTTGGCTGCCTTCAACGCATCTCGAGCACCCTTTAGTTTCTCAGCAACGGAATTGTACTCGGTAACTAGACCAATCAGTTCAGATTTCTCATTCCTGAGTTCCTGAGTCAGAGCCTTGTGCCCAGCAATTGAGCTCGCCAAGATCTGTTGATTCTCAGCGATAACCTTTTGAGCAGCCTTGATCGCTTCAGCATCAGGCTTCTTGGCGTCTCGAAGTTCATCAAGCTTCTTCTGCTCAGATATGATTGTCTCTCGAGCAGTGCTCATCGCTTCAAGAAGCTTGTCGTTCAGCTCTTTCCAAACGGTGTT